ACCTGTGATGTCACAGATGTCATGCGTCTCGAGGATTTCCTCACCTTGAAGGTTCGAAGCCTCGGAGTAAGGAACAGACGTCAGTGGCTGACCACCTCGGCTGCCGTCAGCGTAGCAAGTGAAGCCCCGCAGCCGGTGAGCGTATTTCGCCAGCATTTGTGCGAATGGCTCGACTGTGTCCTCGTTGTTTAGCTTGGTTCCCCAGGCTGGCAGGTTGATTGTCGAGCTGATGCTCATGTCGACGTAGTCTTGAACGTCAGCCTGGAACTTGATCCGGCGTTCTGGATCAGCTGCGAGATCAATCGCACTTTCGATTGTCTCAGGGTCTGCACCGTAACGATCGATGAGGTCCTGAGCTGCGCTATCGACGACGTACTGGTAATGCCAGCGTGTGCCGCCTTTCAGGTAGCGACGTTTGTAGGCGACAGCAAAGATTGGCTCAACGCCAGTCGATGTACCAGCTAGGATGCCTATTGAACCAGTTGGTGCAATAGCACGATTAGCGACAGGACGACTAACGCTGAGCTGATCTGCAAATTCCTTCGACGCCTTGTCCGAGACAATCTTGTAGACGTGTAACCACTTATGTAGTTCTGGGGTGACATTGTACTTTTCTCCTCTTTGGATCAGCCACTCATGCATCCCCATCAGACCAAGGCCGAGACGACGGTTCTTTTCCCGTGTCTTCTTGATGCCTTCGTAAGGCACCTCGCCCCTGATGGTTCCGCACAGTAGGAACTTTGTCGACAATTCGACGACATCAGCGAACTCACTGATGCTTTCAATGCGTGACAGATTGATCGAGCCAAGGTTGCAGACGTCGTCTGGATCAGCCGAGGTGACCTCAGTACAGGCGTTGCGTAATGTCTCGTCGTCTTTCATGTAATTGAAGCTGAAGCCCGGCTCAGACGATTTGAGAGCCTGTTTCATGTTCTCCATGAAGACATCGCCAACTTCACCGGTTGCCCAGTAATTATGCTGCCACTCAGTATCGTAGTTGACGGAAATGTTGGTCATGTCCATCGGGGCTTTGAAGTTGAAATCAGCCTCTTTTAGCTTTGCCATGGTGGTGTCGCCCACCTGCATCTCATCCCAATTCTTCATGTTCAAGAAATCGTGGATGTCGCCATGCTTCCAGTGAAGGCTTGCGTACATGGCGCTGCGCCGTGACCCGCCTTGCATGACATTTCGGCCAATGCCGTTAACCAGTTCCATCATTGGTAATGGCCCAGATGCTTCACCACCGGTTCGGCTCAAACGCTTGCCTGAAGGGCGATAGATCGAGTAATCCACGCCGATACCTCCGCCAGACATGAGAGCAGATGTGGCCTTGTTAGCCAGCGTTGCCCAGTCTTCACGGTTGTCATTCTCAGCTTTGAGCAAAAAACAATTATTGTAGTATTTTACATCCCGGCCAGCGTACCAAAGGTAACGACCACCAGGGATGAACTTCATTTCGGTCATGTAGTAGACCAGTTGATCCACCTCAGTTGTCGACATTAGCCCGTCGCAAACTTCATGGACCAAGGTAGCAGCTAAAGATGCCCATGTTTCACATCCTTCGTGCCGGTATTTCAAATTGAAGATGTCTTCAGCGAATTTATTTCGAAACGTCATTTAAGTAATTCTTCCTCCTCTGGGGGTTTACTATGTTCTGGTTTTGTTCTCATTGTGTCAATCAATCTTTCTAGGTACCAACCTGCCTTCTCAACATCCTGTACCCCGGCTTTGTGATCACACCGCCAGTTGTATTTGATGATGTTGCCTCGGCAGAACGCAGCGAACCCTTCCGGGCCTAAAGCTGACCGAATCGCATCGATGCATTGGATGTCCCCTTGTGTGTAATGCGGGGGGCTGTTGACCATGTCTGGTTCTTGATTTTTCTTTTTCATTTGCATCTCCTCATGCTCTCGATTGAGCCTCATGAACTCCTCATGTCTGATGATTACGGGGTCCATAGGCGCACACTTTCAATTTCTGGGTGCCATTCTGACCAACGCAGTATTCGCACCAGCCTGGCTTGCCTAATTGCGTCGTCACGGGTCATGCCAGCTTTGATGTAAGCCTGTTCGACCGCACCCCAACTTGGGCGGCTGCCCAGGATGGTTGCCGCCTTTTTCTCGCCAATGCCCGGCACGCCCTTGATCCCGTCAACGCTGTCGCCCTTGAGGCATTGCATTAAGAAATTACGATCAGCCTCAGCTTCATCTATTGTCAGAAGTTCATCTGACATTGGTCTGTAAAGTTTACCTTTAATCGTTTTCAAATCTTTATCATCACTGACGATGATGCACTTGCCCACATTTGAAGGCATGGTGGCAAGGATGCCTAAGCAGTCGTCTGCTTCGAGCGTTGGTTTGCTAAATGTTTTGAAGTTAGCCTTTACCCAATCACACAAGGCAACGAAGCCTACTGGCTTGCGTGTACCCCGGCGATTAGACTTGTATGTTGGGTCTACTACCTTGCGAAAGTTGGCGTGTGGATCAGACAAACAAAAGACGTGTTCTTTGATGTCTAGCCGGTCTTCAATTCGTTTAACCTGCACCTCGAAGGCACGTTTGGCCTCAGCCACATCGGCGTACAAAGTCCACACATCGCCGCCCCAGTTAATTTCTGTTTCAGCTGAAATGGCTGCCTTCCAAAGCAGGATGTCGGCATCAATCAGTGAAAACATCAGACACCTCCGACATCCATTCCAAACCAGCCTCAGTAACCAACCACTTGTTGGTAAAATGACCTGGCTGGAGTTCGGTAGACATCAGTCCCTCACTGGCCAGCAATCCGATTTCGGTCGCAGCTGCCCGAGCAAAGTCTGACTTTGTGGTGAATGGCCGTGTACGGGCCTCTAGCAGCACCGAAAACAAAATGCCAAGCACTTCTTTTTCTTCATCACTTTTAGTGTGTATCTGCCCATGTGAGGCCGACTGAGTATTCTGCTTCGATTGGGCATTGGATTTTGAAAGCTCGTCCCGCTTCCGTTGCCAATCGGCAAATGAGATTACCTGCGTCATGCGGGTCTCCTTTCGTTTGAGTTTGTAATTCATCGTGGATGAAACTAAGGATTTGTGCGTCCATGCCTCGATGCTTGATTTCCTGGGTCACTAACTGGACCCACTTTTTCGCTAAGATTGCTGATGCTGACTGGATCAACACGTTCAGCGCCGAGTGTGCGCTGCGTATTGTTAGCTGCCGACCATCGAGGCCAATCAGATGTCCACGGCTTTCAAAGGCACGTTTAATCTGGTTCTGAAGGGTTTTGAAGGCAGGATTAGCCTTGTAAAACTGATCTCGCAGTTCACGGCCAGCCTTTGCCCCTTGGCCTATTGTCTCGCCAAGCCGAGCATCCCCGGCACCGTACAAAAGAGCGTACAAAAAAGTTTTCGCACTCCCCCTGTCGATCCCCAGGCGATCAGCGTTTTCTTGGTGTACGTCGCCTTCGAGAAGCTGTTTGGCGTACTCGCCATTGTCAGGCAGGTAATGCGCTAGCACCCTCGCCTCGATCGATGACAAATCTGCACCAATCAGCTGGCACCCTTCTTCCACTGTGAACAACTCACGACATTCTTTGCCGTAGGCTGCCCTAGTGGATGGCACCTGCTGAAGATTTGGCCCAAATGAGCTACATCGCATGGTGACAGCCCCGATCGGGTTGATGGTATGACGTAATTTGCCATCCTCATCGACCTTACGGAGCCAGGCTGCGTTGCCTTCAGCCAGCTGGCCGAGGCGCTTCTGCAGCATGAAACTACGAGCCAATGCTTGGGCTTCTGGGTATTCAAGCCCAACAAGCACCGACTCGCTTAACTTTGCGTCACCAGCTGGTGTGTATTCAGTCGGCTGCCAGTCGTATTTCTCTTTCAAGCAGCGTTCAATGTGGTGTCTTGAATTTGGATTAAACTTGACCGGCTTCGATTTAATGATCGGCACGCCCTTCTCGTAACCCAGCTTTGCATTATTAACTTTCGGCACGAACTCGGTGTCGATTGTCCAGCTGGGAAACAAATCCTGCAGCTGCTCTTCCAGCGTTTCTTTCTCCAGCTTTAGCTGTGAGTAAAGCTGCGTGGCCTTTTCTATGTTGAACACCCACCCTGCGTTACCAATCTGGTCGCAGATTTCA